TCATGGCGGCAGTAGCGCACAATCCTGCGTTTGCCAAGAAAGCAGGCGTTCCACAATCTGTGGGCAAAGAGTTTAATCAGGCTGATAAAGGCCGTAAATTTTCACAAGGTGGCGATATGAAGCATGAAGATGTAAAGATGGACAAGAAGATGATGCAAAAGGCCGTGAATAAGCACGAAGGCCGCTTGCACAAAGGCGCAGCTATGACCAAGCTTGCTAAAGGCGGCATGGCCCCATCCAAGATGGGTGCTGTTAAAACTGGTAAAACGCCAGATGGTGTTGCGTCTAAGGGTAAAACCAAAGGCACAATGATTGCAATGAAAAAAGGCGGCAGAGCCTGCTAAGGAGTTAACATGAAACGCAAATATTACGATGAAGGCGGCGATGTATTAGAAGCGGCAAATGCTTCTGACGAGGCAATGGATATTGCTCAATCAGTTGGCACTGGCGCTCGGAATATGGATATTCCTAAAGATAAACCTATGCGTAAAGCTGCCCCTAAAGCTGCCCCTAAAGCCGCTCCTAAATCAGAAGCTCGTAAAGCTGCTGCTAAGACTGACGAGACCAAGATGTCTTTGGCAGAACGCGCAAAGATGAGTCGTGAACGTGCCCGTGCAGGTAGCGGCCCAACCGATACACGTTCTGTTAGTGATCGCATTCGTTCTGCTATAGGCATGAAGAGTGGTGGCTCTGTGGGTTCAGCTTCCCGTCGTGCAGATGGTTGTGCCACTAAAGGCAAGACCAAAGGCACTATGGTCAAAATGAACTACGGCGGAAAGTGCTGAAATGATGGCAAGCCGTGGAATGGGAGCTATTTCCCCTAGCAAAATGCCAAGCGGCAAGCGTAAAGCCCGACGGGATAATACTGACTTCACGCAGTACGCTGAAGGCGGCCCTGTTGGCCTTTATGCCAACATTAACGCCAAACGCAAGCGGATAGCCGCTGGCTCCAAAGAAAAGATGCGTAAGCCCGGACAGAAAGGTGCTCCTACTGCCAACGCTTTTGTTCAATCTGCAAAGACTGCTAAAACATGACCACTACCGGCTCAACTCTCTTTAATATGGACTTCACGGAAATTGCCGAGGAAGCGTGGGAGAGGGCTGGCCGGGAAATGCGTTCAGGTTATGACTTGCGTACAGCACGCAGGTCAATGAACCTTATGACTATAGAGTGGCAGAACAAAGGCATCAACATGTGGACGATGGAGCAGGGTTTTATTAACCTGACTCCGGGTCTTTCCACGTATGCCCTGCCCACAGACACCATTGATCTGCTTGAGCAGGTCATTCGCACAGGGCAGAACACCGCCTCCACTCAAGCTGATTTAACAATCACTCGCATTAGTGTTTCTACGTACGCGACCATTCCAAACAAGCTTCAACAAGCCCGACCTATTCAGGTGTGGATTCAGCGCCTTTCGGGGGAAGTTAACCCGACTGACTCTCTTGTTTCCGTGGCTGTTTCTGCCACAGCCACAACAATTACACTTGATACCGTGGTTGGGTTGGCCGGGTCAGGTTTTATCCGTTTAGACGCAGAAGACATCTACTACACCTACATCACAGGGAATGTGCTTGGTGGTGTATTCCGTGGGCAGAACAATACCACTGCGACTACGCATATTGTTAGCACTGCCGTATATGTCCCTCAACTGCCCGCAGTAACCGTATGGCCGACTCCGGACAACTCTACACCGTATCAATTTGTTTATTGGAGACTGCGCCGCGTACAGGATGCCGGAGCAGGTGCTGAGACGGCAGACATGAACTTCCGTTTCTTACCTGCTTTGACCGCAGGTTTGGCGTACCATATTGCCATTAAAGTGCCTGAGTTAATGCCTCGCATTCAGATGCTCAAGCAAATTTATGATGAAACATTTGAGATTGCAGCCGGTGAAGACCGAGAAAAGGCTGCTGTGAGATTTGTACCCCGCCAGATGTTTATTGGTGGTACGTAATGGGAAATAGGTTTGCATCCGGCAAAATAGCGATTGCCATGTGTGATCGCTGTGGGCAGCAGTTTAAACTTAAAAAGCTTAAGACAGAAATCATTAAGCAGCGTAAGTATCAACTACTAGTTTGTCCGGAGTGCTGGGATCCGGATCAGCCTCAATTGATGTTAGGAACATTCCCCGTTGATGATCCACAGGCTTTGCGTAACCCCCGTAAGGACACAACGTATGTAACTTCGGGTGTAAACGTTAATGGGTACAACTCAGGTGGTTCTCGTGATATTCAGTGGGGCTGGAATCCCGTGGGCGGGTCTCGGTTAAATGATAATTTATTAACGCCAAATTACTTGGCATTGGCCGTACAAATTGGTACAGTAACGATACAAATAGGAGCTTAAAATGGCATACACACGATCAGCAGATGGCATTGCAAAAAAAGGTAAAACTGATGTTCAAGTTTTCCCTACCAGCGGCCCTTCTCAAAAAGAAATGATGGGTGGAAAAGGTAAGGGTAAGGGTAAAACCAACTCTAACATGAAGACTATGGGTCGTAACTTGGCAAAAATTGCCGCACAGAAACGAGGCTAATCATGGCTACATACAGCAAAAAAATGATGGGCAAAGAAGTTGGCGATGCAAAGGTATATGCCAAGCCACACACCATGACTGGCAAGGAAGTTAAAGCTTCTGACAATCCCGGCTCTGGCCCCGATCACAGTGATGCTGGAACGGTCAACATGGCTGTAGGCAATGTTTATCGCCGTGCACAACCAGCAGCTAAGACAACTGGTATCAAAATGCGTGGCGCAGGTGCGGCTACCAAAGGCTTCATGTCAAGAGGCCCGATGGCATGAACTACACGCAGCTTGTCACGCAAGTAAACGATTACTGCGAGAACTCTTTCCCCACTGACAACATGGATGTGTTCATCCGTCAGGCGGAGCAGCGCATCTATAACACTGCGCAGCCCGCTAATTTGCGGAAGAACGTGACAGGCTCGTTGAGCACGGGTAACAAGTATCTTGGATGCCCGCAAGACTTCTTATCGGTGTATAGCTTAGCCATATACCCAGCTTCCGGTTCAGGCGACTTCTTGTTTTTGTTGAACAAAGATGTGAACTTCATGCGCGAAGCATATCCAAACCCGGCAACGCAAGGAAAACCAAAGCACTATGCTTTGTTTGGCCCGCAGTCTAACGACATCAATGAATTGACGTTCATCGTTGGCCCTACGCCTAATGCGTCTTACATGGCAGAGTTGCATTACTACTACTACCCTGAATCTATTGTTACGGCTCAAACCACATGGCTTGGCGATAACTTTGATTCTGTGTTGTTGTATGGAACTATTTGTGAAGCTTTGGTCTACATGAAGGGCGAAGGCGATATGATTACGATTGCCAATGAACGCTACGTTCAAGCCATTGCTTTGTATAAAAATCTTGCAGATGGCAAGCAACGTGGTGATGCTTATCGCGACGGTCAAACAAGGGTTTCAGTATCATGAGTATTCTTCAAACGGCCACCACAAGCTTTAAGGTTGAACTGCTTCAGGCGGTTCATAATTTTGGCCCAACGTCAGCCAACACATTTAAGGTTGCTTTGTACACGGCGGCGGCAGATATTAATGCAACCACAACCGTTTACAGCACCACCAATGAGGTTGTAGGCACGGGCTACACAGCGGGTGGAAATACATTAGTTATTTCTACGTCGCCAACGGCTGCAAATAATACAGCCAATGTTCCCACTGCTTACATCTCATTCAACAATACAAGTTGGACAAGTGCTACGTTTACTGCCCGCGCAGCCCTGATTTATAACGTCACACAAGGCAATAAATCAGTGGCAGTTTTGGACTTCGGTTCAGACAAGACTGTAAACAACGACACGTTTCAAATCATCTTCCCAACTCCCGATGCCAACAGCGCCATCGTGCGCATTTCTTAAGGATCTATCATGGAATTCAGTTCAGCAAAAGACCAAGTGTCAGCTTCATTAGTTACCCGTCCCGGCCTCGGTGAAACCGTTGGCGCTGGTGGTGTTTACACGGTTGAGTGTGTAGGCCCAGATGGGCAAGTTAAGTGGGCAGATTCATTCCACAACCTCGTGATGAACGGTGGCTTGGCTAACATGAACGGCGCATATCTTGCTGGTAGTGCCCAATCTACAACTTGGTACTTAGGTTTGGTTACCGGCCCCGGTTCAGGCACAACTTTCTCCGCTGGCGACACTTTGGCTTCTCACGGTGCTACAGGTTCTGGTGGTTGGACTGAGAACACCGACTACACAGGCAACCGCAAGGCTGTGACGTTTGGCGCGGCCACAACCGCAAACCCTTCAGTAATTACCAACTCTGCGTCACCTTCATCCTTTGCCATGAGCGGAACAGCTACGATTGCTGGCGCATTTTTGTGCAACGTTGCCACTGGCACTTCAGGCGTTTTGTTCTCTGCCGGTGATTTTACTGGTGGCGATAAGTCTGTAGCGTCTGGCGATACATTGAATGTTACTTACACATTCTCTCTGACCGCGACCTAATAAGGTATGTTCGGGGATGTAACGTTTGCACAAGCGCCGTTTGCCTCTCAAGGGGGCAGCACGTTTGCTGTTGCTATCTCCGAAACAGGTTCAGGCGTTGATGCAGTAGATGCTATTTTTACTGCGGGCGGTTTGATTGACGAAAATGTATCTGCCTTAGATTCACAATCAGCCCTTGCTACTTTTGTTGGTTTAAACGCAGAATCTGCGTCTGGTGTGGATAGCGTCAATACGATAAATAACATATTTAACGTAGCCATCCCAGAGGCTGCAAGTGGTTTAGACGCAATCTCTGCTGTAGGCACATATCCCGGAAGCATTGTTGAATCGTCTTCTGGCGTGGATTCTGTATCCGTTCAGACTAATTTTGCCGGAAACATTGCTGAAGCCGTCAGTGCGGTAGATGCAATTATTGCCAATGCAATCTTCCAAGCCAGCATATCTGAGGCCGGATCAGGCATAGATTCCGTAGCAGCATTAGTTTTATTTGGTGCATCAATCAGTGAGGCTGTATCTGCCAGCGCAGTCTTTACATCCCAAGTTGATTTTGTTGCCGCCGTTCAAGAGGCGGTCAGCGGGTTAGATGCAAACACCGTTGCAGCTACTTTTGTAGCAACCGTAGCTGAAGCCGCGTCTGGCGTGGATGATATGCAGGGCGGCCTGCTTATAGAGGTTGCAGTTACCGAGGCTGCATCGGCAGTTGACACACTTGCTTCGCAGGTAATTTTTGCCGGCAGCATTCAAGAGTTTGCTTCTGGTATTGATACGATTGGGGTGTCAAAAATATTGAACGTATATCCACAAGGAATACAGTTGCTTGTTTCAATTAATAACGTGCTTGTTTGGGCTGTAATAGATGACAGTCAGAACGCAAACTGGCAAAATATCAATGACGCTCAAAACCCCGGTTGGACTAACCTACCGTCGTAAGGATTCAAAATGGCTTTAGTTTTAAAAGATCGGGTCAAAGAAACCTCTACCACTGCCGGTACGGGCACACTGACACTTGCTGGGGCGGTATCGGGGTTTCAATCTTTTGCTGCCGTAGGTAACGGCAACACAACGTACTACGCCATTGCAGACTCAATCACAGGTGATTGGGAAGTAGGTATTGGTACGTACACCTCTTCGGGCACAACCTTGTCTCGTACAACCGTTCTGTCGTCTAGCAACGGTGGTTCTTTGGTGTCTTTTGCAGCCAATCCAAAAGATGTGTTTGTTACATACCCGTCCGAGAAGTCTGTCTACGAAGACGCTTCCAATGTGGTTAACGCTACATCGTTTGGCGCAATCACAGCTACTTCTGCGGCGTTGACAACCGGTACGATTACTACCACCCCCGCCTCCAACACCGACATTGTTAATAAGCAATACGTTGACA